CTACGTCCTCGACTGTGGATGCGGTCGGGGTGGTGACTGGTGGAAGTGGAAGGCGTGTGGCGTCCGGGTGGCAGCCATAGACCCCGACGCTGAATCACTCGATGAGGCCCAGCGTCGTGCCACAGACATGGGGTTTGACGTATGGTTCCTAGGTCAGGGTGATATCCGCCAAGCAGCCTTTGCTGGACCCTATGACGTGATCTGCTACAACTTTTCGCTCCACTACATTTTTGAAAACGAAAAGACCCTCGAAGAATCCCTGAAGGCCATCAAGGTGGCTCTCAAGCCCGGGGGTTTGTTAATTGGGATCACCCCTGAAAAGGCTCGGGCCGAGGCCATGGTCGATGAGTCTTTTAATTTTAGAGACAAATTAGGAAATGAATTCAAGGTCATGGGTGACCGCCTTCATGTCCGATTGACAGACGGCCCCTTCTATGCTGACGGAGCAAGGGAGGAACCCCTCTTGGACGGACGGGTTCTCATCGAACACCTGAAAACCCTGGGGTTCACCAGGTTGGTATGGGAACCCATGGTACCCAGGCCGACAGGATTGATTTCGGATTTATATACAAAATTTGTCTTTGTAAATGGTAGTTGAGGGAAAGATGAACGGAGTTCATCTTTTGGTCCTTTTGGTTTTACTATTCATGTTGGGTCTTGTGGCAATCATTAATTCAGAACCAAAAATGCTTACGGAACTGAAGTACAGGTACTTCCATACGATTGATATTCTTCGTGAAACGGGAGACCCCATGTGGAAACCGGTCCTGAAACCAGCAATCATCACAGGTATCAACGGGAAGAAAGACGGGGTCATAGGTTCCAACGTGAATAAAGGGTACGAGATTTACATCTGCCTGGATGGAGACGATGTAAACTCGGCTTTTTATGTGCTCATTCACGAGTTGGCCCACATGACCGTACCCGAGTATGATCACTCGATCAAATTTTGGGATAATTTCGAAAAACTAAAGAAGATTTGCATAGACAATGGGCTGTACATAAAGTCTGGGGAACGCAAGTACTGCGGGGATACGGTGAGGGACTGAGGTTGTCGCGAAGCGACTCTCAGCGCTTGACGGCCGAAGGCGTACTAACCACAGAGCCTACGGCTCTGACTTAGGCCTTATCACCCAGAAACTGCCGGGCAAAGTAAAACACGATGGCGGCGATAAGCGCCGTCACGGCCATACCCGTCATAGAGATCTCACCATTATCACCCAGGAACTTGGGCACCATGGTGCTCAGTTTGCCCTGGACCGGCTTGGAATAGGCTATAACCGCCGCCACACCGGCCAGAGCCGCGTACCACTGCTCATCGGTGAGGCCAAAGGGGTTCTTGGACGAACCAGCAGAGCCCTTGGAGGACTTGGCCTGCTTCTGAGGTGGTGCCTGCTCGTATGGTGAACCCTGAACCTCATCCTGCATCATCTGTCCTGGACCGGGCATGACTTCCTCAATCGACGACGAAAACTCCGCCATTTGAGATTCGTCTAGGTTTTTTTCAGGCTCCACGTCCCGCAAGAGGCCAGTGGGAACAGTGCGCTTACCAGCGGTGCTCTCGTTCTGTGGGGGAAGCTCGACAGACGCCGACGCAACGGGCATGGGCGTCGCCAAATCGGACACGTTCGGATCGTACGCCAACATCTAATTCAGACCCTGAAAAGAAAGACGCGTCAAGTACGCGCCCCCGACTTTTTGACAATCACCGTCCCTCCCCGCCGTCCTGATTGGGGTGCCGCTGGTTGCACAACCGCCCTGGGGTTGTAATGGCGCTGATGGTACTGCCAAAATGCAGGGGAACCCACGTGAAATCCCCGGCGTATCGGTGCCTTGTACCAGAACACGCAATCCGTGATTTTGTTACTCTTTGATGTGTTATCGAGCACGAGACACTCGTAGTTTTCAGTACAAGCGTCCATGACCTGGGAAAACTGATCGAACGTCGGGAACACACCAAAGAACGCCTTGTAAAGGTTCTCACGGTTCTGCCGGACGTTGTCACGCAGGGCGAACACGTAGTCGACGTTCGTACGAATCATGGGAGTCATGTCCATGCAATACTGGGTCGTCATCATGAAAAATATCTTCCAGTGGCGCCCATTCATAAAGAGTTGGCGAATACACGTGTCTCTCATGAACGATCTATCATACATGCAGTCGTCCATGAGGATAAAGACGGGATTGCACTTCCCGGCGGCCAAGAGCTTCTTCTGACGCTCGATGATCTTCTCGAGAGCATCCTTGTTGTAGTCGCCATAGACGAACAGGTCAGGAATGAACTGCTTATAGTAGCCGTTACCCTCTTCAGTTCCTGACATGGCGATCCCGGCTGGAATGCTCTTCTTGTGCCAAAGGATGTCCGTCACGAGCGTGGACTTGCCCGTTCCACGCTTTCCTATAAAGACGCAAACCTTGTCATCCGCCATGCGGGATGGGTCGAACTTCCTGAGCTGAAGCGTCATCTACAATTTTCACGCAAAATTCGGGTTGGGCTGGGGCGCATCAAGACCAAGTGCGAAGCACTTGTGATCCTGGGGGCGCCCTTCGGGCGTAAATAAGTTCTGCGAGGAGGCGCGACCGCGCCGACGGAAAACAATGTTTTCCTTTACTAGGAATGTCCGCTGGTTATATCCAGTTGGCAGCAATTGGACAACAGGACGCATATCTCACAGGGGCCCCACAGGTGACGTACTTTTCAGGTGTGTACCGTCGCCACACCCCTTTCGTCCTAGAGGCTTATGACATCCCCTTCCTGGATCAACAGGTTGGGTACGGTCAGAACAACATCTGTAGAATTCCTACAAAAGGAGATCTCGTAAGGGGATTAACTCTAAAGTTGGACCTACCGGCCCTCAACAATCCCGGAGATGACTGGACGTGGCCGACGCCCCCCGCTCTCGTCACAAATCATCCTCACATACGTATCGACACCCCCGCAAACGGTGGAGCGAACACGACCATCTATACGACTATTCTCGTTCCTTCGTATTCAACCAATAATGCAAGTCAGTGGTTCACCACGTTTTCTCCATATATTGAGTACAATTCATCAATTAATAAATTTATATTCAGTAATTGTTCCGCCGTAGAAGTGGAGAACTCGAGCGCGCCTCTCGCATCAGGTGTGTTCTTCGGTCTGGACCCAAGATCCTTTTCATCCATCAACCCTGTGAGTGGAAATCTGATATACACTGTGAATAGTACTTCCAATTTACAAGCAAATTCAGTCTCTCCATCAAATAATTCACCCAATTATATTTCAACCGTGACCAAGTCGGCCGATTTCACACTGGAACAGTCCGGTTGGATCCAGTCAGTTGGCGTCCTTCCGGCCGATCCAAGAACCGGGTTCTTCTCATATGTCAACCAACCACTCAGTATAAGTGGTTTGCAATTCCTAAATCTCCAATCAGCTTCACAAACGGGTCTCTATTGGACTCAAGTAAATCAATCGGCGAAATTTACAGTTACGTCTGGTGGCCGTCTACAATTCTCCGCAACCGGTCTATATGCCCTCAAGGTGGGTGTTGAACTCGGTGCCGGATCCATACAGACTTTCAGTTACGGGTCGAGTACAAATGAACTGTCAGAAGGAGGTGGGCCCGTGTCTCCAAACTTTGAATACAGCTACACGTTCCGTGTATCTCCAGACCCTTCCATGCCTGCAGTGATTCCCATGAATATCACAAATTTATCAAACACTTATTATTTTTACATGACGAGTACTGGTACCCAAGTACAAGCAAATTCATACATCTCGATAAATCCAGTTGATGAGGTCTATAGACTTAATTCGGATATCGTCATGAACCTGAACCCGTGCAAGTTGCTCCTATCAGGTAACGTCGTGGCGCCTAGCAACACGATCGTGACCCTGAGCCCAACATCTAATATAAATTTTACAAATACAGGTGAGTACCTAATTACGGGTGTGATTTATCTGAATAGCGGCTACGTATCAAACGTGTCTCTATTTGAAGGGTCCAACATCCAATATACGTACGACATGTCCGTGCAGGGTCGCGACCCTACATTCGCGTTCGCAATGCCAGTCATCGTATCGGATTCAGTTCGCAATTACACTATGAATATAGCAACAACTTCAACCACCACTATCCTCTCAAATAGCTATTTCGTTATAAACAGAACGGGAGTTTACACTGGCGCCGTACCAGATGTCAACGTTCTACCAGATAATGGCATCACCTTCCAATCAAATGTCACGACCCTCACGAGCCCTTTTCAATTGGCTTCAAACTTCACTTCAAATGGAGTTTCTAATCTGATCCAGTTCTCGGACGCTGGTCTGACTTTCAGCAATACTGGAACGTATATGCTTACGGGTGCTATATGTACACGCGACCAGGTCACGAGCCTCACGTTCGGCACAAAGACGTATCAGGTTAGTCTCGGCATGTTGCCCCCCTACACATTCCAGGTACCTATGATAGTTTCCAATGTGAGTGCGACCTATCCCATTTCAGTGACGGTCGATGGGTCAAGTGCCGCCCCTAATATTTTTTCAAATACATTCATCTCCGTGTACCCCATCACGGGAAATGTGATTTCACAGGCTGAACAAACGTTTCCGTACTATGATTCGGTTGGTACATGGGCCATCAAGACGGCAGATCTCAAGATTGGTGGCCAAACCATTCAGTCTCTGACGGGCGAGTTCATTGAGCTATGGAATGACCTTCACGTCCCCTATGAAAACCAACAAGGACTCACAATCCTGACGGGAAAGAACGACACGAGCACCATCAACCCTCCTGGACGCACATATTACGTCAACTTGCCATTTTATTTCTATGGAACCCCTTCACTATACTTGCCCCTTGTGGCGCTCGACAGACACGACGTGGAGGTCCACGTCACCATCAGAAACTTCAACGAACTGACGGCGATTACGGTTGCGAATCCGACCCTGAGAGCCACAATCATCGTCGACTACGTGTACCTTTCCGACCCTGAAATTCGATGGTTCCAGCAGGCCCGACTCGACTACATGATTACGCAGTGTCAGTACCAGTCTATAGGCCTCTTGCCCGGGTTTCAGAATGCAGTTTTCAATTTAGATTTCAAAAATCCAGTGCGTGAGTTATTCTTTGTGGTTCAACCGACTAATCAGCTTCCCTATGACTATAGTGATAATGCGGTTCTGAGTTTCGGCCTCAGCTTCAACGGTCAGGATGTTTTCACGACCGACACGGCCGATACTCTTTATACGGGTGATATTGAACCGTTCAACCATTACCCGAACTATCCTCAACGCGACTTTTACATGTACGCCTTCACGGGGAACCCCAAGTCTCCAAAACCACAAGGCCAAATCAATTTCAGCCGAATCAAACAGGTTCTATTGACCCTGAATTGTGGCGGACAAGAATACCTTCCGGCCAAGGAACTCAGAATTTTGGGTGTAAATTACAACATTTTGAGAATT